GCTAATTTTGGGAGCTGCTTTGCAAGTGACGAAATGACTGAAATATGACGAAAAAGCCGGAAAAACTGTCCTTTCCCAGGAAAAGCATCCGGACTATATTCGCACCAGATGAATAAGATGGAAACGATTAAGGGAATAGACGCTCTGAAGCGGGCCGAAGCTCTCTCCAAGATAGGGGGAGACTTCTGCCTGTCTTTCTTCCCCTACTCCAGGAAGAAGCCCTCCCTGGAGCCCAACACGCAGCTCAAAACCTTTGAGCATTGTACCATGCGTATCCCTCTACCCCACGACCGTTTTGATATAGACGGGAAGCACTACTTCCTCTTCAACACTGAAGACGGAAAACCCCGCTCCTGCTACCGGGTCCTCATCCGCTTCATCGGCTTCAGCGACGATAATTATACACTGCATAGAGTAATTTGGTATGAATAAATTTGGATTTATATCCGGAGACGGCTACGCCTTCACCTACCAGATCGGTAAGGGCCCCATGGCTGCATCCAGCACCACCCAGGAGGTGTCAGCATCGGAGCGCTCTGCCGTCCTCAGTGCCCAGAAGATGGGAGACTACTACTACTGGCCAGCCGGAGAAATGAATGACGATCCGGACATCTGCTCCGACCTCATCAGCGGGAACCGTCTGCTTCCTTCCCTTATCGAGAAGCAGGTGGCCATCCTGTACGGTACCGGCCCCATGCTTTACCAGGAAGAGATAGCCGCAGACGGCACCATGAAGCGCCGCTATGTCAAGGATCCTGTTATTCAGGAATGGCTGGAGAGCTGGCAGCTTAACGGCCTCATGGATTCCTATAAGGACTACCTGAGGAAAGCCATCCGCAGCTTCTACTACTCCGAAGGCATCTATAGCCAATGGCTCCTTGGAAAGGGCGTTCTCCTTGGAAAGAAGAACCGCGCCCTTCCCGTGGTGGGCCTGGAGCATGTATCCGAGCTGCGCTGCCGCCTGGCCACGAACCAGAATATCTCCCGTAAGAGCGACGTGACCAACCGGGACTTCAATAAGGTCCTGGTTGGCAACTGGAAGAAAGGCGGCTCCGTCCGCGAGTTCAGCTGCTACCCCCGTTTCAGCCCCATGAACCCCACAGCCGTATCCGGAGCCATCTCCTACTCCAAGAACGCCAACTACGACACGGATATCTACGCCACCAATGTCTTCTTCAAGGGTATCAAATCCTGGATCCGCGGATGCAACGCCACGCCGGACTACATCAATTCCTTCCTGGAGAATTCCCTGAGCGCCCGCCACCACGTTATCATCCCCGACGCCTGGTTTGCTAAGAAGGAAGAAGCTCTCCGCGAAGTGTGCGACGATAACGCCCAGAAGAAAGCACAGGGGAAAGCCGACTCCGAGCTCCGGACGATTAAGGTGGGAGACCAGGTGCTGGAGGTAGGAACCGAATACAGCGAAGAGCTGCTGGATAAATACACGGCCATGGAGCTCACCAACCTCACAAACTTCCTCGCAGGCCGTGGTAAGAACCAGGGTAAGACCTACGCCACCCGCTCCTTCATCAATGGGAACGGAGACATAGAGAAATGGGAGATCTCCGAGATTCCCCAGAAGTATAAGGAATATATCGAGTCCCTTATCGCCTACGATAAGCGGGCCGATATGGTTCTCCTTTCCGCCAAGGGTATAGACCCCTCCATCTCCAACATCACCTCCGACGGCACCATCTCCAAGTCTGGCGCCGATGCCTACTACAACTACATTATTTACCTCACGCAGCAGTCCATCCCGGAGGACGTGGTATGTGCAGATCTGAACCGCGCCATCGCCATCAACTTCCCCGAGAAGTACACGGCCGGTATCCGCATCGGCTTCCATCGGCCCACTGTCCAGCGCCAGGAAAATGTATCCCCGTCCAACCGGATGTCCAACCAACCCACCGCCTAAGACATGAAACCCACCGACCTTTTCGACGGCCTGGACGATTTCCAGGACTATACTTCAGGATTCACACCAGACACCACCTACGAGCAGCTGGGCCCGTCCATTACCACCGTGGTAAACGTCACCATCCTGCCCATTATCACAGCTGGCGTATACATCGCCCTTGCATCGGCCCAGGAGCCCACACACGGTTCCGGCAGCGGCAGCGGTTCTGGTTCCGGCTCCGGTAGCGGATCCGGCGATTCCGACATCCTCCTGGAAGGGAAAGAGCTGCTGAAGACCGCCGTGGCGGCCGGAGCGATGCTCCAGTACCAGATCTTCTCTTCCGTGAAGAAGAACGGCTCCGATGCCTCCCTGTACAAATACCAGCACGAGGAACTGAAGGACCATTACCGTGAAGCCCTCTGGGGAGCCATGGATCAGCTGCTGAACTTCCTGGACACTAACCCCGAAATCGGAGGCTACGACAAGAGCCACGAATATAAGGAGCGACAGAACCTGCCTGTGAAGAATGCAGCTGAGTTCGACCACTATTACGCCATCGGCGCCAGCTCATATTTCTACCATAAGGTGCTCTTCCTTATCCGGCAGATCTGGCGGGATATCCTCCCGTCCTTACCCCCTTCTCCTGACGAGAAGATGCAAGCCCTGGCCGAAGAGGCCCTTTGTTACAAGGTCATGGCATCGGCCGTCATGCAGTTCGACGTCACGGAGCTTCCGCGTGCCATCCGCTGGGATTACAACCATGAATACACGAAGGGCTCCAATCCACAAACCCGCGACCGCCTCTATTCCCAGCTTGTCTCTCGGTACCAATCCAATATCTCCGCTATCGATATCATGAAATCATCCGCCTCCGGGAGTAAGGAGATCCAAATGAGCGATAACGAGGAAAACAGGAAGTACTACTCCGTATTATGAACAAGGTAAGGCTAAACGGAATCTCATACCTGCTTCCGGCCCGGTGGAGTGACATCACGGACCGGAGGCAGTTTGTGGCCATCTGCAGGGCTCTGTATGAGTTCGAGAGCGGCCGCCGCTCCTTCGATGAGTTCCGCCTGGATATCACCCTTGCCGTTCTGAACCTTAACCCGACCAGAACGCGCCCCACCGATACCCTGTACGAGAACCTTTTCAGGATATCGGAGCTGCTGGATTTCCCGTATAAGATTACAGAAAATCCGGATGGATCCAGGACCGCATCCATCAATATCCGCCTGGAGCAGAACCTTCTCCAGGAAGTAGGCGGAATCACCGGCTACCGGTACCGGACCGACGAAGCCGGAGTGGTGGATACGGATCTAACGGCAGCGCAGTACGTGGAGATGCTCTCCATCCTGCCCCTCTATAGCCGCTATATCCGCGAAGGGAAGGATATCATTCCGATCCTGAATAACGCCATAGATATCCTGTACCCTGGAGCGGCCGACGTCTCCGATGACGAGAAGCTGGCCATCTTCTACAACTACCGCGGAATCATGGCCACCATATCGGCAGACCCCGACTACGAGATTATCTTCCATACCGAGCCCGGAACATCCGAGCCTTCTCCGGTTGGTCCTCAGGCGTCCATCTTCGCTCTCTCCAAGGCTGGATACGGCGATATCGAGAAGATCCGCGCCCTGGATGTCTATACCTACCTAGCCGCGCTGGTACAGCAGACCATAGACAGCATCCGGGCCCTAGCTTCTTCCGGAATGAAAGCCGGTGAGATTGCTTCCAAGCTACGCCTATCGGCCGAACTGGTAGCCCCTTACGTAACACAATAAACCCGCAGATATGTTCATTAAAGACATCTTCAAATACTTCGCCGCCTTCGTTCCCATTCCGGCGCTCAAACGCAGCTTCCAGCTCTCCAGCGGTGCCGAATACAAGGCCTTCAAGGAGGAAGTACTAGCCGATGAGTCAGACCATCGGCTGCTGGGCATCACGGACTTCATCTTCGGGATAGATGCCGAACAGATCCGCCAGCGCATTACCGACGTCAAGGGTCCTTACCTTTTCATCGAATACACCCGCATCACATCCACTGTGGTCCGGGAGGTAGACCGGAAAGAGGACCGCTTTCACATAGGCCTGTCCGTGGCTGTACCGCAGCCGGACAACTATGACCTGGTAGCAAGCGCCCTGGATCAAGACAAGACACTCGCCCTCATCAGCGCCATCCGGCGCAAAATGAGGGATGACGATGACCCCCAGCGTGGCATACAGTGGATGGACTTTCCCGCCACGCTGTCGGTCTGGTCATCGAAAGAGCTGGCCAACAGCCACGGCTGGTCAATGGAATTTGACATACTGGCCATAGACATAGATGGAAGGGAGTAAACCCCTGTTCATTGAATAGTTTTAGTGTTTTCCAGGGGCCGCCGCCAGGCGCCCCCTGGTTTTATCCAAAAAGAGATGTTCACCGATACCCTACAACACCAGATCGGCCAGGTCTATAATATCCAGACCACCGCCCTTCTAGCCAAGCAGAGCGCTATCGCCGCCGGTTCTTTCTACCAGCGGACAGGGCGCCTCGCCGCATCCCTCCAGGGATCCGCTACTATCGCCGGGATGGCAGCCACGCTGCAGTACCCGAAGTACATCCGCTTCCTGGATATGAAACGGAGCAGAAATGGCTCCATTAAGGTCCACGCACCCATCTATAGCCGCCCCATCTACGGATACCTGGTAGGAGGCGTGCGCCGGTACCTGAACATGGCCGTTCCGAAGGCCATGGTTCGCGCCATCGATGGCACTATCACGTCCATCAAATAGCCGAAAACCTGTCCTTTTTTCCTATACACGCACGGCGTATATTCGCTTCCAGAGTAAAAAATACCACTAGACCATGGCTAAACTCGAAAACGAAATAGTAAAATTCATCGCTGAGGTGGAGATGGACCCCCAGAAGGTAACCCAGTACCAGCTAAACCTCACCGAACTGGAGAAGCATAACGAATCCCTCCGGAAAGCCATCTCCGACACCACCAAGAAGATGGATGAACTCCGCGCCGAAGGCAAGGAAGGCACCGAGGAATTCAAACGCTACGAGATCGCTCTGCAGGCCGACATCAAAGCCCTGAGGGAAAGCACTAAGCAGGCCGATAAGTATTCCGCCGCCCTGGGCATCAATAGCATGAGCCTCCAGCAGCTGCAGAAGCACGCGAAAACCGTCCGGAGCGCCATGAACGCCATGCACAAGGAGGCAAACCCCGAGCTCTGGGCTAAGTACGAGAAGGAGCTGCAGGCCGTAAACAGGCGAATGGACGAGATCCGTGGCGGCTCCGCCAGGACCAGTAAGGCCCTCTCCGGGATGTTCTCCCAGGTAATCCCCACCTTTGTCGGAGTGCGCCTCGGGATGAAGGGCATCCACGCTGCCCAGAAACTCATAGAGAAAGGCTTCGAGACCTGGACCAAGGCCACACAGAAGGTAGGAGATGCTATCACTATCGAAATGGCGGGTATAGAATCCGTCTTCGACCATTTCTTCCGCAGCCTATCCAAGGGGAGAGACGAGATCACCCTCACCTACCGGGAGGTATACAAGCTGGCCAAAGAGGCCGCCGCCCTGAGGGATGAGATCTTCGAGCTCCAGAACTCCTATAATATCACCGCCGCTGCAGCTGTGGAACAGATGAATGAGTACGAGGCCA